ATATGATTCCTCCCGTTGAGTTGGACGAAGACAAGGGGGCTGAGGTTGATGTAGAGGACACTACGGTCATTGAAGAACCCGGTCTGAACATTCAACTGGAGGACGATGGTGGCGTAGTAGTGGACTTTGACCCACAGGCAATGCGCCCCGATGGCGGGGATTTTTCTGCCAATCTTGCAGAGGAAGTGGAAGACAGGGAACTAGCAAGGATCTCTTCCGATTTGCTGGAGGAATACGAGACAAACAAGAATGGCCGCAAGGACTGGGAAGAAGCCTACAGCACGGGCCTTGAACTACTGGGTTTCAAGTACGAAGAAAGAGCAGAACCTTTTCGTGGAGCAACCGGTGTCACACACCCATTGCTGGCAGAGGCGGTAACCCAGTTTCAGGCACAGGCATTCAATGAGCTTCTTCCGGCGGGAGGGCCGGTTCGCACAGAAATCGTAGGGAAGGTAACGCCGGAGGTAGAGGATCAGGCAGACCGCGTCCGTCACTTTATGAATTATCAGATCAGTTGTGTAATGAAAGAGTACACGCCTGAATTTGACCAGATGCTGTTTTATTTACCGCTGGCTGGTTCCACATTTAAGAAAGTTTATTACGACGACTTCCTGTGCCGTGCGGTCAGCAAGTTTGTACCGGCGGAACAGCTTGTCGTTCCGTATACTGCAACGGATCTGGAAACAGCAGAGAACGTAACGCACGTAATTCAGATTACAGAAAACGATGTTCGTAAAAAGCAGGTTGCCGGTTTTTACCGGGACATTGAAATAAAGGAATCGCAAGTAGATCCATCCGACGTAAAGGAAGAGATGGATAAAATCAGCGGTGTAGCGGCCACGTATCTGGACACAGATATTACGTTGCTGGAATGCCACGTCAATCTTGATATAGAAGGTTTTGAAGACACGGGAGATGGGGGAGAACCCACAGGTATCAAACTACCGTATGTAGTAACTCTTTCGGAGAACAACGGAAAGATTCTAAGTATTCGGCGTAATTGGCTGGAGGATGATCCAGACAGAAGGAAGCGTCAGTATTTCGTTCACTTTAAGTTTTTACCGGGTTTTGGGTTTTACGGTCTTGGTCTCATCCATATGATTGGTGGACTGAGTCGAACGGCGACAGCCGCGCTTCGTCAGCTCATAGACGCCGGAACCCTGTCCAACCTCCCTGCGGGGTTCAAGGCGCGGGGCCTCCGTATACGGAACGATGATGAGCCGCTGTCGCCGGGAGAATTTAGAGACGTAGACGCTCCTGGAGGAGCTATCCGTGATGCGTTGATGATGCTTCCTTACAAGGGAGCGGACCAGACATTGTTCCAGTTGATGGGATTTTGTGTGGATGCAGGCCAAAGGTTTGCAGCGGTTTCCAATCTACAGGTAGGTGATGGGAACCAGCAAGCTGCCGTCGGCACTACCATTGCTCTTCTGGAGCAGGGTGCAAAAGTTATGTCGGCTATTCACAAGAGAATGCACTATGCACAGAAAGAAGAGTTCTATCTTCTCTCCTATGTTTTTGCAGACTATCTTCCACCAGAATATCCGTACAACGTGGTTGGTGGTGAAAGAACCATAAAAGCGGAGGATTTCGATGAGCGCGTCGATGTTATACCTGTGTCTGATCCAAATATCGCGTCCATGGCCCAAAGAATCGCCATGGCACAAACGGAACTCCAACTTGCCCAGTCAGCGCCCGATCTTCATAATCTCTATGAGGCGTACCGCCGCATGTATAAGGCGATTGGTGTCAAGGATGTGGACGCGGTTCTAAAGCCCAGTGAGGAAGGCGAACCCGTTGCAAAAGATCCTGCGATTGAAAACTCAGACGCCTTGGAAAACGTACCTTTGGTTGTTTTTGAAGGTCAGAACCATGACGCACATATAATGGCGCACCTGGTTTTTGGTTCCTCTGCCATAGTAGGAGCCATGCCTCAAACGGGAATGTCTCTTCAGAAGCATGTAATGGAGCACATTTCTGTCAAAGCCAAAGAACAGGTGGCCGCTCAGATGCAGCAAGAGCTTCAGGGCCAGCAACCCACGGAAGAACAGGTTCTTCAGATTGAAGGAATGGTAGCAGAGTTGATTTCTCAGGGAATGCAGGAAGTAAAAGCACTGAGTAATCAAATCAGCGGTGGCGGTGAACAAGATCCATTAATCGCTCTCAAGGAACAGGATCTCCAGATTCGGGCACAGCGCGATGCGAACGAATTGGCCGTCGATCAGGCTCGTCTGGAACTGGATGGGCAGAAAGCTAGTAATACGATGTCGCTTGGCAAGGAACGCATTGCTTCTGCGGAAGAAATTGCTGCGGCTCGAATACAGGCCGCAAAAGAACGAGAGATTATGAAACAAAATTCTAAAGAAACTATTGTCGTGGACCGGTAAAATAGGAGATAATCATGGCCGCTACGAAAACAAACCAACCTTCTGTTGGCAAGATTGCCAAAGGAGAGGTCATTAGTGACCAAGGAACAGTTCCCTACAACGGGCCTAAGACTGTATCTACGCCGAATACTTTAACAGGCAAAATATACAAAGGCACCAAGAAAGGTGTAGGAGCTGCGCTTCGTGGCACTTCCTATATATGTGGTTAAGGAGAACTTTAATGCATGAAGTAGTACATTGGGTAAAAGGACGGTTGATAGAGCCGTCAACCTATGCAGCAGCAAGTGTTGCGGCTATAGGTGGTTGGGTTCTGACTCAGCAAATAGGCTGGGTTTGGGTTTCACTCGTTTTAGCCGGTATAGCTGTAATAATGCACGAAAAAGCGTAGGTCATGGTTTTTGATGGAAGCAGAAGTTTCGCTTATAAAAGACTACTGGCAGCAAGTCATGGGTCTTCTGGCTCTAGTTATTGTTGCAGTAAAACTTTCTTCCAGCGTCAAGGAACTGCGTAAGGATGTCGATGATATTACTTCACGTAACACTTTTGTAGAAACAACTAAACTTAGGGCACAAACGGATATGCAGGAGAAGCAGATCAGTGCGTTGTGGGCCTATACCAATAAATTACGCGACATGCTTAATGGGAGTTCCAAGTAATGGCTATAGCAGCTCTTTTGCCAAGTCTTCTTCCTGTAGTAGGGGATGTTTTAGACAGGTTTTTTCCTAACAAGGAGGAAAGAGCAAAGGCCGAAAGAGAGATAGAGGCAAAGCTTACAGCACACCTCGCTAGTATTGATCTAGCTCAACTAGAAGTTAACAAACAGGAAGCAAGCCACAGGTCTCTTCTGGTTGCCGGTTGGCGACCATTTGTAGGATGGACCTGCGGTCTTGCCCTGTTTTACACATATTTAGTACAGCCTATGGCTACGTTTGTTCTTGCCCAAACGGGTCATCTCATCCAGTTACCTCCAGTGGATTTAAGTGCCATGATGCCGGTTCTTCTGGGTATGCTTGGGTTAGGGGGTCTTAGAAGTTTTGAAAAGTACAAGGGAGTAAGTAAATAAGGGAGTAAGTAAAAATGGTTGATACTGGTCGCTTAGATTTCAACACGAACACATCTAATCAAGATGAATGGTTGACACCTCCATACATTATTCAAGAATTAGGTGAATTTGATTTAGATCCTTGCTCACCGCATCCAGACAAAAGACCGTGGAAAACAGCTTGTAAACATTATCACAAAGAAATGGACGGCTTGTCACAAAGCTGGGGCGGTAGAGTTTGGTGTAACCCTCCTTACGGTAGAGAAACTTTTAAGTGGTTGGAAAAACTTTACGACCACGGCAATGGCATAGCTTTGACATTCGCTAGGACAGAGACAATAGGATTTCATGAACAGATTTGGAACAAAGCACACGCAGTTTTTTTCTTCAGAGGTAGATTAAAGTTTTATCATGTAGATGGTAGAGAGGGCGGTACCGCAAACGCACCAAGCTGTTTGGTTGCGTATGGAACTCAAAATTCGGATGCGTTAAGGCTTTCGCAGCTAAAAGGTAAATTTGTAAATTTCCTTACTGGCAGCGAGGTGTGACTTGGGGTCCACCCATAACAAGCAAGGTTAAAAGCGGTTAGTGGGGGCTTTTTCGGTAGGAGCCATCGCATAGGTGGCATGTAAGGGAGGTTGCATGGACGGAATACTTCTTGCAGAGCATTTATTAAAAATCATTGAAGAGAGGAGTGACAGAGTCAAGGAAATGCTAGTCAGAGGTTCCATAAAAAATATGGAGGAATACAAACAAATGGTTGGCTCCTTGGAATCTTTGGATTATATAGGAGATGCAGTAAGGGAAATCCTAGAAAAGGCAGACTAATGACAGATACTAACGCTTCTGTAAAAGAAGCGCCAAAAGAGGAAAGCAGTGTCATTTCTTTTGATAAGGCTTACATCCATCCAGAAGAAAAAATCCTAGATCCCGATAAATTGGAAGACAGTGCGTTGGATAGGCTCCCGAAGCCTACGGGCTGGCGGCTTTTGATTCTTCCGTATCGGGGAAAGGGAAAAACTGACGGGGGTGTTTTTTTACCAGATCAAACCGTAGACCGGGAATCAGTAGCCACGGTATGTGGCTACGTCCTTTCTGCGGGACCTCTGGCGTACAAGGATACCGAAAAGTTTCCTAGTGGACCGTGGTGCGCGGAAAAAGACTGGGTAATTTTTGGAAGATATGCGGGCGCTCGTTTTAAGATCGACGGCGGCGAAGTTCGCATATTGAATGACGATGAGATAATAGCCGTTATCCAGGATCCTGAAGACATCCTGCATTTCTAACATGGAGATAAGCCATGCCTGAACCAGAACCAAATATTGTGGACCTTCCTTCTGAAGGACAAGCAGTTTCCGTTGAAATTGAGAAAGATTCCGCTTCTCCGGTAGAAGCGGCTGTTTCTGAGGAACATGAGGCATATAGTTCCAAAGTTCAGAAACGTATAGACAAATTAACCAAGAAGGCCCGCGAGGCGGAGCGGCAGCAACAAGCTGCGATTGCATATGCTCAAGGCCTTCAACAGGAAAACAGCAGTCTTAAACACCGTGTCCATAATTTAGATGTTGGATACGTTAGCGAGTATGGGGATCGAATAACTTCGCAAACCGAAGCTCTTACTAAAGACCTAGAAACGGCTATCGCCACTAACGACACTTCTCAGCAGGTTGAGCTAAATAAAAAGTTATCTCAACTGGCAATTGAGGAGGAGCGTGTTCGGGCGGCAAAGGCTGAACAGAAACGTCAACAGGCTGCTCCGGCTGCACAGCCACAGGCTGCTCCGGCTGCACAACCACAGACTCCGGTTCGTGCAGATCCGAAAGCGGAAGATTGGGCATCAAAAAACTCATGGTTTGGAGAAGATGATGCTATGACTTTTGCAGCTTTTGGTATTCACAAGACATTAGTGGAGGAAGAAGGCTTTGACACCAGCACTCCTGAATACTATGCTGAAATTGACAAAAGAGTTCGAGAGGCCTTTCCTCACAAGTTCGATGAAGGAACTGTTGTAGAAGAGACCGTCTCAATATCAGAAAGTCGCCGCCCTCAACAGGCCGTGGCCTCTGCCGTTCGTTCCAGCAATTCTGGACGCAAAACAGTGAAACTCTCCCCTAGTGAAGTAGCAATAGCTCAAAAGCTTGGGGTGCCACTTAACGAGTACGCGAAATATAAAACTCGCTGATGGAGAACGAAATGACTGAACAAAAAGTTGATCGCACTCCCCGCGCTGCCAAGAACCGGGCTTCTAAACCACGTCGCAAGTCTTGGCAACCACCGTCTATGTTAGACGCACCTCGACCTCCGGAAGGTTTTGTTCACCGCTGGATTAGAGCTGAAGTAAGGGGATTTGATGACCGGAAAAATATATCTGCCCGTCTGAGAGAAGGGTGGGAATTGGTCCGGAAAGAAGAATACCCCGAATTTGAGGCTCCAACTATGGATGGCGGAAAGTATGAAGGAGTTTTCGGTGTTGGAGGATTGTTACTAGCTCGTATTCCGATAGAGGTTGTAGAAGACCGCACAAGTTATTTTCAGCAGCAAAATGCTGATGCAATGCAGGCAGTTGACAACGACCTTATGAAGGAAACGCAACATCATTCGATGGCTATTCAGAAGCCTGAACGTCAATCGCGTGTTACGTTTGGTGGTCCTAAGACAGATTCTTAGGTACTACTGTTTTAACTCTAACAATTGCTTTGAGGAGCAAATGGTATGGCAAATCTCAATGGATCATGGGGTTTGAAACCTGTCGCAAAGGTGGGTCAAAACTCCAACTCCACTGGTGTGAGCGGCTATACCCAATATGAAATCGCTAATGGCAACAGTAATGCCATTTACACAGGCACTCCTGTTATCCCACTCTCCACCGG